CTTGAACGCTGCCGGGTTTGAATTCTTCCTTGTTTCCCATGATATAAACCAGAGGATCAGATATTCAGAAAGCAGGCAGCGCGTTAGCACGCGCTGCCACAGGCGAAGCGGGCGCCGAGGCTCGTGCTGACGCCCCACGGCCAGACGCCGTACACCGTGCGCGGGCCGCAATTCACGCCGTCGCCCCAATTGCCGCCAAACAGAAGCTGCTTCAAACCTGTGTCACCAGTTAAATACGCCTGGCCCATATTTGCACCTAAGACGTTACGCCATTTCCAAGATGCGCCTTCATAATAAGGCGCAACATCGCTACACCATTCCCAGACGTTACCGCTTGTGTCTACAACATTATAGGCGCTTATTGCATAAGGCTTAGCACCAGTGCCGGGGGCGTGTGCACCACTTGCCGTGTTTACGCTACAGCCTGTATATGTGCGCGCCGTGTTGGTTGTCTTAGTCCAACCGTAAGTGTCGGCGTTGTCTAAGCCCTGCGGCGCACCAAAAGCCATTTGGCAACATTCAAAATAAGATGGCAGGCGCATCCCCTGCTTGCTTGCAAGCTCATTAAAGTTAAAGCCGTTAAGGCCCTCTGTGCCAGTTGCAGGCAGCGCGCCGTATGCGCTTTTAAGCGAACCGCTTGACACGTGCAAACCGTTCGTGCTGGCCATAAAGTTTATACCTTCGTCAACGCTCAACTGATAAATCGTGATCCAAAAATTATTAATCTTTACCATGCCCGGCATAAAATGCTTTGGTCTGTTTTTCAAGTCCCAGACAGAGTTTGGCACAATGCCAGTCGTTACATTGTCTTTCCATGCGATACCGTTTGCGCCAAATTTAATGCCAAGTGAATCAACAGGAATCCACAAACCGTCACTTGAGACTTTGCGAATTTCGCCGACATGAAAACCGCCGATTTTGCGCGTATTTGTTGCGCTTTCGCCAGCCGGATAAGTTGTGTTAAGCGAAACTTTCAACTCAATTGTTGCTTCATCTTTAACAACAAGATAAACATAATAATCTTTACCATAGTCCAACGATGAACCAGTATCAAGCAAATCTACAGGATCGAATTCATAATCGCCACGGTTTGAGATTTGCCGCCAAGTTGTGCCGTCATAAACATCAAAAGCGCAACCGTCTGCAAGAATAAGCTTGTTTTCGGTATATGCAAAAGGGTCTTTTTTTGTTAAAAAAGAATTGCCAACACACTTAAAATTGCCGTTTTCCGGTAGGGTTGCAACACTGGCATAATCAACGCCGTCTTGCCAAATTTTCAAACTCATTTTGAAGCCTCCGCAATCTTTTTGTTAAGTTTTTCAATCAAAACATCAATTTCAGCAATAGAAATTCCGAACCTGTCTTTAACACCAACAGGCGCGGTAATTTCTTCAAAATCATCAGCTGAAAATTCAGCTTCTTTGCCGTCTTCAGCGCTTTTTGCTGCCTTAGCAATTGCTGATTCTTTAAGCACTTTGATTTTTTCTTGTGTTTTCACGCCTTCAAACTTTCGCTTTAATGCCTGCATGTCAGTAATTGTTTTGCAGCTTTCAAAAGCGTTTTCAAAATCTTGCTTCGTCGCTAAATAATTAGGCAATCCAACCATTTTAACCTACCTCGCTTACTAAAATGTTTACTTTTGTGCATGCCTTTTCGCCCCACTTATGACCAGGTGCACCCCAAATAAAACTATTCCAAGTTGCATAGTCAAGAAAGGCAATCTGGCTGCCGCCACTCAAAAGCATAATTTTCACATGCAAACCGTCTGATTTGCACTTACAATCAAGTCTTAAAAAGTCTGCAATTTCTGTTGGCAGATAACCAACCGCAAAATATTGCTTATTTTCGTCAAAAGTTATGCCTAAATCAGCCCAATCAAAAACACTTTCAGTATCGTAACATTCAACTGTATGCAAGTGCTTTCTGAATTCTTTTTGCGCAATAACCTTGATTGCGTCCAATCTGTCAGAAACGTCCGCATTGTCTGGATTGTTGCTGATTCCGGCTAAGCTGCCAAATGCTTCTTTAAAAAGCGCTTGACCAAAGCCGATTATGTCATTCATCCAGCGCGCCAAATAAGGCGTGCCATCAAATTGATCTTCTCCAGAAACATCAATAGCTTTTCCGGCTGGATAGTGCTCATCTGTATCGTCGAAAAACTCTGCATAAGTTTCGTCTATACGAATCACTTTTTTCTACCTCCGTTAGTAATATTTAACAAACATTAAAGCTGTTGTTTGAACCGGTTTGCACTTCAGAATTAAATATTCCAAATCTTTTTTGTACTTTTCTGCAATTTCGATTGTCTTGATATAAAAAATCGTGCCGTTTGCACGCCTTACAACACCGCCACAAACGAAAAAGCATTGCTCCCACCAGCTCGCATCTGCCGGAATGTCGTATTGTTCGCTATACTGGTTGCGGATAACTTCAGGCGTAAAGTCTCTAATACCCTTGTTTGTGCCGTTCATGCAGGCGCGGCGGCCATTAACCATTTCCGGCGCTTTATTCATGCTGGTGTAAATGATACCGGCTTGAAGTGGGTTTTTAGTCGGTACATTCTCGACAACACGAATATCAGGCGAAATTTGCTGCAAAACTGTCTGTAAATATTCAGCAGTCTGACCACCGCCGACACTTTTCCAAAGACCGTCTAATATTTTTCTGCGTCTGTCTGTATCATAGCTTTCGCTGTAAACGCCAAACTGTTTTTCCCATTTTGGCAGCTCGCGCGTTGTCTCCGGAAACAAATCAAAATAAACAAGCCCGGAATTTTCGTTCACATCATCAGGCAGCTTTGACAAGCCACGAACAAACTTTGTAAAGTTCCGTTCTTTGTCAAAGCTGAAAAGTTTTGAGCGCGGGAAAAGCTGTTTTATACTTTCATAAAAATTCACATTTCCACCCCATTTACAAAAAGCTTGCCAAAACTTGCTATTTCACCACGTCCAAGCGTGTATGTTGTAATTTCAGCGCCGTCTTTGTGCACTTTAACGCCTGTAAAGAACCCGCCGACACTATTAGCAATGTCACTTAGAGTAGCAACGCAATCATAGGCATTAATAAAGTCGTTTTTATCGTAGTCGATTGATAAGCCTCTAATGTATGGCTCTTTTGCTTCAAAGTACATTTTCAGACTGTCTTTTGCTAAATCCCTGAAGCTTTCAAGATTTGTCAAATCATAGCCGTTTATATAAACATCAAATGTTTGCGGCTCAACGGCAAAAATATTCGCGTATGTTCTGTTATAGTCAGGGTCAATAACCGCGCCGATAGGCTTGCGCGCAACGCCGGTTACTGGATCCCATGTACAGGCATCACCGACGGCAATGAGCATGTCTTGTGTTGGTATTCTGTCAGGAATATAGGACGGGTCGGCGCAAACATAGAGCAAAACGCCGGTCTGCGTTTCTTCGTCTTTATAAACATAAGTGTTGTAAACGCCTTCAACGTCTTGCGCCCATTTGCGATAGTCTGCAAGCGCACCGCCTTGCGGCTGAATCCGCCAGCGCTCTTTGACACGCTGCCGATAAGCACTTTCACTTTCTGCGTCTTTCGCTTCAATGTCGGTTTCCGTTATGTATGCCTTGTTTTCTATCATAGCAAGGCTGTTTGCAAGCTGAATTTCATCATCTGTGTCAAGGTTGCCACTTGTACCGGCTTCGGCACATCTTACGGGCACTTCTTTTTCTTCATCGTCAAGCAAAACGGCGGTTAATGTGTAGTAGACTTTGCCTGTAACGTTGCTTTTGAACTGCGTTGCAGCAGGCAAATATGTATTTAATTGCGTTACGGTTACTTTAGCTTTGCCTTGCCAGATTGACGCCGGTTTTGGGTCTCCGATACCTACAAGCTCGCCCCACATAACAAGCGGGCGCAAGCGGCGGCCTAAGATTTCAACTTCGTCAAAGCTTGCCGTATCAACAAAGAGCTGAAGAAAAGTCCACGCCTGTAGTTTATACAAAGTGATATACACGCTTGCAAAAACTTTTGCCAGGATGTTTGCAAAGCTTTTCTGCAACTGCTTGAGATTTGTGTTAAGCTCGTTTTGCAGGCCTGTTATAATAATGTTATAAATTTCGCTAACGCTCTTGTTTTCAAACATTTTCCCAATCCGTTATAAAGTTTTCGTCTGCGATAACATCGCCGTTCTTTTGTATCTTTATCTGCACATCAATCTTTTTCAGGTCTATCGCTTTAATGCTCACATTCACATCATCAGCAATTTTTTCATCCATAAGCCAGGCTAAATCTCTTTCAGCTGCCTTTTCTGCCAAAACAAGATTTTTCGTTGTTAAAGGCAAGCTTCTGATTAGATTTTGAAATTCACTAATATATTTTTGTGCCTTAGATGTTCCTGTCAAAAGGTTACCCCACCATGTATTAGGATTATTTTCTGTGCCGTCATCCAGCTCATTGCCACCTAAAAGGCTGAGTGTCAGGGCATTTCTGTAACCGCTCTCCATGACGAATTCACCATTCTGCAAGCTGATTTCGCCGCCGTCCAGTGTGTCTTTTAACAACAAATCACCACCAAAAATCATCAATGCCCGCCTTCAGCTTTTTCTTTCAGCTTTTCTTCAATATAGGCTTCGACGCAATCCATAATTGCACAGCCTACCCTCGTCCACATTTCTTCAACAATCTGGCGTGCTTCTAGCGATGCGTTTGGCGCAACCAATATTTCTGCAATTTTTTGTCCTAAAATTTTTCCGTCCATTTTTCTTTCCTTTAGTTTCCTAAACTTGTAGAGCAAGAAACCGGCGCGCCGGTAACAAGGCAAAAATGAATGCCGCACAAACAGCCTGTGCCGTCTGCTGCGCCATTGCCCGCAAGTGTTACATTTCCGCCCGTCAAAATTGTGTCAGGGCTTTTTATTGTCGTTTGTTTTTTGCTCTCAAAAAGCGTTTCTTCTTCGCTTTCCATGTTGAGCTGCTTATCTGTCTGCACGGTTATTGTGTCTTTGCTTTTCCAGTCGGTTGTGCCGTCTGTCTGTATGTCGATATGACCAGGCGCAATGCCTTCAATTGTGCCGTCGTTCAACATGCGCAAAACAGCCTGAACTTTTCCCTGTT